TGCACTACTATTTCCTGTTGTTGTATTAATGTATCTATCTCCATCTGTTGGACTTGCTGGTTCAGCACTTGTAAAATCAATCTGAGAAATAACTGCTGCCTGCCAACTGATTCCTGCAATAGCACTATTCATTTGGTCTAAACGAACTAAATGTGAATTTGCTGTTGCTGTGTTATTACTGATTACATTTGCCCAAGTAGGAGTAAATGTTGTTCTTAAATCTTGGTCTATATAAGTATGGTCTGTTCCAACACTTGAACGATGAGTTGTATTTGCTGCTACATCAGTATTATTGCTTACTTCAGTATCAAAATCACTAATTTGACTAGCAGGAATATTAATACTAGCTTCAGTAAAATGAATAGTAGCATCACCAGTATGAAGATTAAAATCAACATTAGTAGTTTTCAAATCAAGTTCAGCCTGTAAATCAGTCTGGCTACTAATAGTACCAGTAATCTCACCCCAATTAATAATACCAGATTGTGAAACAAACTCTAAAGCATCCTCGGCAGAATTAACCATGACAAACTTACCAGCTTGACTAGTATAAGCACTAGGGGTATCAAGTAAACCAGTAAAAAGACTAGCACCACTACCACCAGTAATAGCAAAAGCAATAGAAGTAGAATCCTCAATACTAATATCTATATTAGAATCATTAGTAATATTAAAATCATAATCACTCAACTTGTTCGCCTCGTAACATCATAAACAATATTAAACTCTCCAACACCAGTACTAATAATACTACCAGTAGCAGTTTTTAATTGCATATCATAAAAGTAAGTATCAGGACTTATATCAGTATCAGTATTAGTCAAAACAACCTGTGTTTCTCCCTTTGTTGGGTCAGTATGTGTAGTAACATCCTTACTTATTAAAGCATCAGCATCAGCATCAGTCAAGCTAGTCTTAACCGTAAAAAATAAAGTATAGCCAGTAATATCAAGAACAACTCCGTCCTCAGTGATAGTAATGTTAAGAGTTCTATCATCTCCTCTAATAATTGTTATGTCAGTCATAGTAAAATCCTCTCAAATCTAGTAGTTACTATTCACCCATAATCCTTTATAAAGTTATCTAAAAAAATAGAAAAGAGGGGGAATAAACCCCCAAAACAAAAAAATTACTTAAACTTATGCAGCATAAGTTTCTAAAGTACAAATACCATTAGCTCTCAAAACTTTAATATCATAATCTTCAGTAGCTACAATATCAGTGTATCTAGCCATAGCATGGTATTCTAGTTCTAAGTAAGGATTTCTCTTTTGAGCAATTCCAAACGCAGGTTGTCCCTTCTGGTCTTTAGCTAAAACAAGTGCTTTAACTTTACTACCAGATGCTTCTATTTGTGTAGACACATAAACATCCAGTCCAGCGAATCTACCAACAAAACCATTTTGTGTTATAGTATCACCAAGGTTTGATTCTCTAGCAGCTTCAGTTTTTTCAATATCAGCTAACTGTTCATAACCCATAACTATAGCGTAAGGCATTAGTTTGTCCTTGTGTAGTTCTTTTCTAGCATTAACAACATCATTATAATCAATTGTATCAGATGATGCAATAGCTGAAGATAAAACTCCATTAGCAACAACACTATTACCAGCACTAGCTTGTAACAAAGCAACTAATAAAGTATCTTTGTGTTTAGCTAAACTATAACCTAGTTCTTGCGTCATATCTTGCATTAAATTAATGAAAGACCTATCCTTTTCTTTGTTAGTCAATTGGTATGTTATTGACTTTTCTCCAGGTGTAAAAATTATTTGTGTTTTAGTATAGTCAGCAACTATTGAAGGTGTGCTTTCTGCGATTGTACTAGCAGATGCAGGTTCTACACTTACAGTAATATTTAAAGTACTTCCTGGTTTGTTTAATAAATCTGTGTATTGTTTTCCCAAAGGAGCAACCACAAGATTTGCTCTAACACTTGTCAAAACTTCTTTATTCCAAATAGTTGGGTTTATATAACCAGCACTAGTTTGGGAAGTAGTGAAAGCATTAGTATCGTAAGCTTTACTTACAAATTCTCTTGAATCCATTTTATATTCCTCGTTTTATATTTTTATCTTGAACCTTTCCATTGGTTCTTACTCATTCCATGAGACTCCAAAAAAGCATTAAGACTTTCTTCATCAACACTAGACATGTCATCATCAGATAAGTTATCAACAAACTTTTCTTTAGGCACTTTAGTATTTTCAGTCTTTGCAAAAGGACTATCATTAGGTCTCAAAGCTTTACTCGAACCAATCTCTTCTTGTAGTTTCTTCAATTCTTCATCCTTACTATTCTTGATTGTTTCTTTTTCTTCAGCTTGTTTCTTAATAATTTCCTCAAATTTCTTGTTTTCTGCTTCTAAACCTTTCAGTTTTTGTTCAGACTCAATCTCTTTTCGGACTTTTGCTTCAGCAGTTTTCATTAACTCTGCATCTTTTGCTTTTTCTTTACTCAATAAACTTTTTTCAACATCAGCAATTTCCTTATCGGAAACTACAGGTTCTTTATCCTTATTTTCTTCAGTCATTCTTTTCACCCATTTCATTATCAGCTAGTTCTTTAGCTTCCTTCTCATCATCAACTAGTTCCTCTTCTGTTCCTTTAATACTTAAGGTTAAACTTTCTATACTATCTAACGAATTTTTTTCTTGTCTATCCAAAATCTTCAACTGATTATTTAGTTGTTCCATTTGACGAGCATTATCAATTTTTTGTTTTTCAGCCAAGTATTTAAGGAAAGTTTCATCCTTTTCCCAATCCCTTCCAGGTTTTACAAACCCAAAATGTTCAAGTTGTGCAGCCTGTAATTTTGGAATTAATATAATTTCAGCTTGTGTTCTGATTCTCTCATCAGCAATTTTAGGAAGTATATCCTTACTATCCTGTAATTCTTTACGTTTATTATCTAAATCTACTTTTTTTGACTTCATCCCAAGTCTTTTCATCATTTCATCATTCATTTTCTTTTCCTCCAGTTCATTCACATATCATCAACAGAATCCCAACGTGATGGTTGGTGTTCCACTAGTACATCAGTATCAACAAATACTGGTATATCACTATTTTCTAACTTCAAATAAAAATAAACATCTGAATGTTTATTACTAAATCTTTTGTCAGTCCAGAATGGAAACCTCTCAATAATTTCCCTTCTTATGAGTGTGCATCCTAGTCCACAACCATGTATTTGTCGTAAACCAGTACCAAACATTTTAAACCCATCATCAGGTGGCAAGTTAAGTGTTCCTAAACTACCACTAGGTTTCATGTCAAGCCTGAACAAACAAGCTCTTCTCGGTTGTAAACCAATTGTTAATTCGTCAAATTCTTTCTTACTAATTAAGTGTTTCCTGAACAAGTCTCTTGGCTTGTAATACTTGTCGTCATCTTCCTCGTGACCAATCAAGTAATAACTCCCAACAACTCTCTCATTATAACTTAATAATCTTTTTATCGTGTCTGGTCTTGGAAACAAGTCACTTTCTACAATCAATAAATAATTATAGTCTCCCTTCAAGAAATAATCTCGAATGAAATTCATACTATTACTTATTGCTTCCCTGCTATTCTTTCCCCTAGGTACATGAAATGCTTTAATCCCCAAATTCTTGAGTCTCTTTAAATACTTTTCATTACCAGGTTTACTATTATCAACCATTATATGGTCATAATTATCATAATCAAGCTTCTTAATAGCTTGTAAATACTTTAGTGTACAATAGTCTTTCTCACTAAATGTTGGTGCAGCAACTAATATTTTAACTGAATTATTCATTAGTTATTTGTGCGATTGCTCTTGGATTAATCGGATTATTATCTAATGCAAAACCAAGCACGTAACCTCCCTTCTGGTATACTTTATTGTCTTGATACCTAGATGGAACTAATGCTTCTATGCTCACACGATTAAATTTTCTTACATGATTCATGTAACGTTTATCAATCAATGCTTTAATCCATAATTTTCCTTCTTTAAAAACTGCTTTTATTGTTTTAAAGATTCCTTTTCGTTCACTTCTAGCTTTCTTAACAAAATCTTCTTCACTCAAATGACTATTCTCTAACGTAAACTCATCCCAACTCTTATGAGTAATATTTCCACTAACTCCAAACGTATTAATTTGTGTTGCATAATCTTCAAGAGCTTCAGCAGTAAACTTGTTACCTTCCCCATCAAAGTCTGTATCAGACAATGTAGCTTCCAAATAATACTCTCCATCATCTGCCTTCTTAATAAATACGTTATCACTTACTTTCATGTCAAAAACAAACATTTTCCTGCTCATTCCTTTAGCAACCCATTCAGTTCCAACTCTAGTAAATCTTTTCTTAACTAACTCCCAAGCAACACGACCACTAGTCATACTATCATACTTAGGATTAACCTTATTAAAAGCTCCCCTATATAATGATTGTGCATCATAAGGCAATTTTCTTATTGTACTTGGTAATTCATTATTATTATTATACATTCTAATCCTCCAAAAATTGTTTTTCAGGGTCAATATTATGGTAAGAAGTTTTTCCCTTCTTGACAATCTGGTCTTCTCTAGTAGTGCTGTCTTTACCACTACCTATCTTTTTGTTAGCAGCACCTTCATCTTTTCCTTGACGACTAGCAAACATGTCATCACTAGTCTCCCCAGCATTCTCGTAAGTATCTTCATCAATTAAGTCACCACTTATAGGAAAACCTTCCAGTTTCAAATATTCTTCAAGTATATTCTTCTTGAAACCAATATTCTTCATACGTTCAGCATTCTCTAACAATTTTTCTATATTAGCCTTTTCTATAGGGTCAAATAATATACTATTACCCTCAAAACCCATTTTAGGAATTAAATCAAATTTGAAACCTTCAGTTATAACATCTTGTCCACTACTTATTCTAGTATTCAAACTACGTTCTTGAGCGTCACTATTACTACGATTACTATCACCAGGCAGACTAACACTAATAGGTGGTACTTGTAATAAAGTAAGTATGTTACTATCACACTTGTTTAAAAGATTCATTATACTATCGCCATCCTTAAAGTCACGAAGTATAACATGAGTAATATCTCCTCTAGCCACGAGTGGTAATTGTAGGTTATCATTACTTTTTTTTAGTAAACTCATAAATTCTTTAACACTATCATCATTAGACTCTTTAATGTTAAAGAAACCTTTCATTTGGTTAGTTCCAAAAAGCCAACCAAGATAAGCATAAATGTATTGTTTAATCAAGACACTAGTATAAATACTTCCAATGTCTATCTCTCCCCAAATACCAGTAGTTAATTTAGTCAATGCAATATGAACTACTTCCTCTGGCTTCCATGTAGGGTCTCCATCTTTAGGGTCTCCACCAACAACTACTTGTTCATAACCGAGTATTGTACCATGAGCATCACTAATAGGCTCTGTCAATGTTGTTTCTAGTATATTAAGTTCTTTTACTTCTTTACGACCATTCTTGACTATCTCAATAAAAACATTACCATAAGCATACAAGTTATAGAATGCTTGTCTTAATAAACGTCTACCACGAAGTCCATCAAAAACTTCTTGTAATTTAGAATTTTCTTTCTTACTTTTATCTACAAAAGTATATCCGTATGTCATACTCTTATCAACAAGAGTGTTCAAAGCTGCTAAGACAGTATTATCTTTTCTTACTGTATCTAATGCTTTATCCCTATCAAATTCTGGTAAACTACCAAATCCAATAGTTCCCTTCATAGTTTTAGCATTATTATAGTATTTCTCGATATACCCTTTAGAAGCCTTGCTAACCGTATCTTTTTTATCTATAGCCATTTTTTATAATTACCAGTACAACCTACTTCGTTACTATTCATCACTAATTATTTATAAGCTTTTCGTTTTTACCTACTTATTAATGGAAAAATCTTCTTAATACTAATCTTAAACGTTGGTAAATAATCAAGATTATCCAAGTACCATCTAGTGTTAGACTGTACTCTTGATAGACAATCAAAAAACCAATTCTTTTCTTCTTCATCATTATCTAGTATAATATCATAACTTGCATTGTCTATCATTGATGCCTTGTCTATCCCATACTTTTTTATTAGTTTATCATAATAAACGTCACTTATTGTGTACTTGTACGCTTCTCCTCTACGATAATAACGTCTAATTCTCATTCTACATCATCCCAATCAAAAGCCTTAAAACTCGTGACATCATCAACAAGGAAATAATAACAACTCATAATCATACTATCAATCAAGTCATCATTATAGCCAGGAGGAGCAGCAATAACACTATTCTGGCTGGACTGACTATTCTCTAAAGCCATCATTTCCACAAGCAAGTCAGTATCAACATAAGAATGAATCAATCCTTTATTCAACATGCTACGGAAAGCACCATACTTTTTAACCTTATCAGTCCTAAACTTCATGGGAGTAACATTCCAACCCTTCTCATCCCTCATAATCCTTATAAGATAATCTCCAGCAGGACAATCATCAGGAATAATACGTTGAACATTAAATTCAGTTAATAATTCTGTCATGTCATCAATCAAACCCATATCCTTACCAACAGGATAACTCTTATGGTATAAACGAGTAACGTGACCATCATCATCAACCTTAGATATGGTAATGACAGTCTTACTCTTCACTTGACCACCAAAGTCAACACCCATATCACACAATCCCTCATAAGACTCGACCATACTCTCAGTATCATCAAACATTAGAGATACCTTGTCAGGATTAAAATATGATAATTCACCCCTGACAAACTCACAATAATAACTACGTCTTACACTATCATTCAATCCACTCTTTTTCATTAGTTCAATCTTTTTCATTACATTAGCATAATATTCTGGGTCGTCAATCTTAACACACTCTATAGTGAAACTAACAGTATCAAAAGTTGTATCACCAGCATCAGCATTCTTTATAGTCTCATAAAAAATACCGCTTGGTTGCCAAGGAGTACTAGTATAAATCGTTATGGCATCCAACACGTTAGTGGTAGGGTCTGCATAATCAATAAAGAACTCGTCAGTAATCTTCTTACTGAATCCAGCCTCGTCAATCAGTAATAAAGAAAACGTATAACCTAAGATACCACCAGTAGGAGGTAACGAAACCATGTACGAACCTATCTTACTATCCTTCAACAAAAAATCACCATGAATAGCCTCCCTGTACGATTCAAAAGTGATAGTAGTAGTATTGTTAGGCTGGTGTTTATCCAATAATTTACTGAAGAAACCAGTATTATCCTTACCCTTAGGGAATAAACTCTCTCCAGAAGGACTCTTGTAAGCTTCCATCTTAATATCACCAACAATAATCAAACGTTTAACCTCTCTTAACAACTTCTTAGCCTGGTCATCACTAGCACTTACTATACCAACTTGTGTATTACCATGAACACCCCCACCATTATACTTATTAAACACTAACAACCACAAAGCGAATATTGCTACAGCCCATGACTTACCAACTTGCCTACTTGTTATCGCTGCAAACTTACGCTTAGGACTTAATCCATTAACACTATTTTCTAGTTTCTTAAGGAAGAACACTTGCCAACTACGCAATTTAATACCCAGCATTAATTCACTGAATAAAACGACACTACCCTTACAATTCTCTACTAAGCCTTTACTCTTGTCTGGCAATCGGTACTTGTTCATACGATTAATGAATTTTTTGTCTACTATCGTCTCTTCAATCATTCTTCAACTCTTTCTTCAAAACACCATTCTCATCAAACATATCATCAATTTCCTCCTGGTTCTCAATAATAATATTTAAATCCTCAAACCTTCTAGGATTAACCGCTTTACCATCCACAACATCATATATAACTACCATTTTCTCACCATACTTTCTTATCAACAAAACCCTTCCTAACATCCAACAAATCCTTAGTTTTCTTACTCAAACTATCACCACCAGACTCCTCATACAACTCCTTACTAGCACTATCAGGACACCAGACAGGACTAGGCTTATACCGTTTAGGGTCAACCCTAAAATGCATACGAGTCAATAATAAGAAACCAGACGGACTCTTACCCTCTAGTAAACCCTCAAGAAACACACGAGATGACTGGAACACACTACCATCCTCGCATATCACTTGGAAAGCCTTACCACTACTAGTCAACTTCAAAATCATAACTTAAACATCCTCCCAACAACAAGCAAAGCAATAACAACAACCACAAAAAACCCAACAAAACCATAAACACACTCAATCATAAAAAACAGTAAACCACCCAACCTTTATAAACTTTGTTGTTTTACACACATATAACCCCATACACCAGAAATAATTGTTCCCTATAAATATTTGTTCTCTATGTACTCTATAATATACACTTTACTATATTGGTGTTGGTTTTCGTGAAGTGGTATACTATAATGTATACACATGTATATAATGTGTATATTATGTATAACATATGTATATTATGTATGACATATGTATAATAGTATAGCATATGATATACAAGTATATGTAATATGTATAATGTGTATATATAATGTATACTAGTGTATACATATGTATACTAATGTATATATAATGTATATTAGTGTATACATATGTATATTGTGTATAGCATATGTATAGTGGTATACTACATATGTATATTGTGTACTACATATGTATATTATGTATAGCATATGTATACTAGTGTATAGCATATGTATATTAATATATGTATGTGTATGTGTGTGTGGTTGTGCTTATTATAATCACTATACCGATAGGTTTATATAGTAGTAGTCCTTATTACTTATTATGAGAAACAAACACTATATGCATATAACAAACTCTCATAACAAAAAAATATAGTAATTTTTAGGCTATAGCCAAGTAACTACACAAAGGAAAATAATGAGGTAAACAAAATGGAAACTTACGGAAAAAGAATTTATTTTAAGCCTTTACTATTTAAACGTAAAGGGTTTATTTTAACCAACACAACAAAACAATACAGAAAAGAAAATAAGCACTTGGAGGTGTAATAAAATGATAAATAAAATTAAGGATTTATTAATAAATACAGATGGTTTCAGCTTAGATTTTACCACTAAAAAATCTAAAAACATAAATAAAGGTTTTAGTGTTAGCATCACTAATAATATTTTATTAGATTTG